GGCATCTTGCCTTGTGACTCTAAGCGAGCCAGTATCAAGTTAACCAGAGGCATCTGGAACTCTTGAGATAAGATTGAGTATACACCACCCAGTGCAGTCTCTAGTTCTTGTGCCATGTAACGTACCTCTTCGGCAGTCACTCGTTCAGCTTGTCGCTGTACGCTAGAGTTAAGTAGGAATGCGAAAGACAATCGTTCAGTAATTGTACGAGATGTCTCTAGTGCTACTCGGAAGTCTCCAGCTTTCTGGACCTGTAATGTAGATACATCGTTAGCATCACCAGTTACGATAGCACCATTAGGTGACTGTGCTAGGTTCTTAGCTTTGGTTGTACCGTTAGGACGGACAAGGAATAAGACCTTAGCAGATGCAGCACTACCTTCGACAATAGCTTGAGTTAGTGCTTCTAGTGAGCGTAGGTCACCAATGTATTCTTCTACAAAACCACGTCCGTAGTCTTCACCATCAATACGACTAAAGCGTAAGGGGATGAACGGACAACGGTCCTTAGGGTAGGACCCTTGAGAACCCGGTACGACAATACCTTGAATCTCTTGATATACTTCCCACTTCTTACCCGTGTATTTAACACAGGTGTATAGGTCGTAGTCTTTAGTGTTTCTATCTTCAGGGTCAGTTAGTAGAGCACGTGTCTCTTCATCCAGCATCAGTGGAGATACTGACTCCTTAGTAATTATTTCTAGTACGTTGCCCATCGCATCACGTTTCACAACGTAGCGGTCGATGCGGTACACTTTCATACCGTCTTTCTTGGGCATATAAACAAGAGCGTTACCTGCCACGACAAGTTGCTTCAGTGCTTCAAACACTGGAACTCGAACAGCAGACCCTTCAATCTCTGAAAGACCAGCACGTTCAATACGTCCTAATGCTTCTTCAACAGCACCACGGGCATCTTGACCTGCTACTTGAGCTAGGTCGTAGTCATCGATAACCAGTCGGAAGAAGGGACTATTAGGAGGCAAGAGTGTAAGTAGTAGTTTAGACGCTAGGTTGTTAACACCTCGGCTACCTACAGACTGGTACGGTGTATTGTACTCAGTAGACCCTGTGTGTCCATCAGGTGGAACTAGGGTGGGAATTGTTAATTCTGCTGCTTCTCTTGCTCGTCGCAGGAAGGCATCTCTTGCAGCTTCTAGCTGTGCATAGCGACCTGCTACGCTTCCGTTGCCTTCTTCAATCATATTACACCATTAAGAATTTGGGATATTTAATCCAGTACCAGAACCCGGTACGTTAACTTGTTCACTGCGATTGATACGTAAAGCTCGTTTACCACGTCGCTTCTTCTTTGCAGTCTCGGATGACTTCTCTTCTTCGTATGCAGATGATGCAAACTCTGGAGTCTGTGAAGTCACGGGTGCAGCCTGTGCTGCGCTAGATGCGGAACCACCGCCTCCTCCCATACACATATTAATTCTCCTCTTGTATCTCCTCATAGAGTCGGTCGAGGTAGTTAATAATACTCTGCTGACCTTGGAGATATCTTAATTGTTCGGGGGTTATTTGTTCAGTAGGTAGTCTATTGGGAAAGTCTTCTTTAAGTCTCTCAAGTAATCCTACAGATATACTATAAGTATTGTTTAATACTTTCATTTGAACCTCTAGTTCTATAATGGAACTTTAGAAACTAGGGGTTACCACCCCCAGTCTCCATCCATGCCTGCCGCATTGTAGTCAGTAACAGTACCTTCAAAGAAGTTCTTGAAGCTATCGCCATTCAATACCCAGTCCAACCACGGTAGTGGGTTCTCGGTATTACGGGTCCAGTTAGGTTTCAGACCAAGCTGAGTTAGTCGTCGGTTAGCTATGTAGCGAATGTACGACTTAACTTCTTCTTTAGTGAGACCTTCAACCGCACCCATCTCAAACGCCAAGTCAATAACTTTATCTTCCAGTACAACAGCGTCCCGGAACATTTGGTAAATGTCTGACTTAAACTCATCAGTGACGATGCGAGGGTGTTCCTCACAGAACGTGCGGAAGACCTTAACCATTCCTTCACAGTGCATAGTTTCATCACGTACACTCCACTCAACAATCTCACACATGCCCTTCATCTTACCAAAGCGTTGGTAGTTCAGGAGCATTACGAACGCAGAAAAGAGGGACATACCCTCGTTCAGAACTGACCGTGCTACTGCCTTGGCTAGACCAGCGTGGCTGTTCACGTCGATGTCAGCCATGAAGTCTAGCTTATCCTGCATCTCCTGCACCTCAGTGAAGGCAGAGAACTCTTCCTCAGGTAGACCTAAGGTGTCGTTAAGTAGGGCATAGGAACGTTGGTGTACAAACTCACGGTTAACAAACGAGGTAAGCATTGCACGTATCTCGTTGTTCTTGAACTTAGGTAGGTAGTTCTCGATGTAGTTGGTCCCTACCTGTACGTCTGATTGAGTGAACAGTCGTAGGATTTGGGTGATGTGGTTCTTCTCTACCTTGGTGAGCTTGTCTCCCTGCCACTGTGCTACGTCATCTTGAAGCTTGGCTTCCCATTCACCCCAGTGAATCTTTTCGTGGCTTACAGCAGCTTCTACAGCCCAAGGATACTTGAAAGGTTTATATACTAAAGAACTCTCAAGCAAGCTCATGTGCTGCCTCCGCAATATACTTTGCAGATTCTAAAGCTGAAGCAGTAGGTAGTCCTCCCTTCGCCATTAGGGTAGCAGCTACGATAGCGATAAGGTCACCACGACACATACAGGCATTCGCTTTTGGTGTTGTGGTCTTACTCGCTTTTGGTGTTGCTTTCTTTGTTGTTGTCATTGTTTGTTTCTCCAATTTAAGGAACAGTCTAGCTTATGGCCCTTCTTTACTCCACACTCAGAGCAAGGCTTGCCAAAGATGTTGTCATAATTTTGTTTGTATAAGTCGTCTTGTGCGCCAGCTCTGCGACCAGAGCCTTTGCCACCATTCTTAACTTGATTCCAATTACTCATTGGTTAGTGCCTCCCATCCGACAGGGAATGCTGGTGCTATTGCTTCGTGTAGTAGCTGTGCAAAGTCTTGGGCTTCTTTCTGAGCACCATCACCAGCACGTAAGTTATACACATGTGCAAATGCTAGGAGGTTACCAGACCAGATGAACTCTACCTGCATTGATTGAGGCAGTACCATCCGAGCCATCTCAGGGGATACCTTCTCAGCTATAAGAATCTCAAAGAACCTCACAGCCTCAGCCATGTGTTGCTCATACAAACGCTTCACACGTGCGTTGGCGTTCTCTTTAAGTTCGTCCCCACTGCCCTGCTTGATACTACTGTCAGGACGTTCACGCCATGTATCCGGTGAGTATATTTCAATACCACTGTCTACATAACGACGACTAACTTCGTTCCACGATAGACCAGCTTGGTGCTTCATCAGTTGACGTGCGAGGAACACAGGTACCTTACACCTAAGCTGAATGAAGTTATGCCGGAAGGGTGTCATGTGTTTGTGTTTAGCTAAGTACTTGATTAGCTTAACATCTTTGTCACCTACTTCCTCAGCTACTTTAGCAAAGCTTACACGTGCTGAGTTAACAATGCTGAGGTCTCCCCCAGCACTGTCCAATAGTTCTACCTGCATCCTGTCTCCTAGTGTTTGGTACCCGGGCCAGTCTTCAACTCCTCAATGGCGTTGAGAAGACCAGCAGCTAGGTTCCAGTTAAGTTCTAATATCTCTTGAAGGCTTTCTACTTCAGGTAATGCCTCGTGAAACTCTTCGTGTAACTGCTCACACTTGGCTAGGTAGGCAGTTACTTCTTCTGTTGTTACTACAAATTGTTCTTTATCCATGACAGCTTAAACACTCATCTGCGTCTTGGAGCGCAACCCGTTGCACGTCTACGCTAATCTTATCTGCACTGGCACCAGCCGAAGTACGTAGGTAATACAGTCCCTTAAGCTTTTGTTTCCAAGCTCTAAGGTGTACGGCATTGACGTAGTTCTTTGGTGTACCAGCAGGGAAGAATAGGTTGACTGACTGACCTTGACAGATGAAAGGCTGTCGGTCTGCTGCATGGTCTACGACCCATTGTTGGTCTAATTCAAAGGCAGTCTTAAAGACTTCCTTCACCTCTTCGGGTAGGTCCAGTTGTTGGACAGAACCCTCGTTATTAATGATACTCTTCCATACCTCAGGTGTGTTCATGTCTAGTTCTTCAAGTGCTTGTTCTAAGTACTTGTTCTTAACTAGGTGAGCACCTGCTCGTGTACGGTGTGTGAATGCGTTGGATTTCAAAGGCTCGATGCTAGGACTACACCCACAGATGATACTGCTATTAGCGTTAGGGGCGATAGCAAGTAGGTGAGCGTTACGCTTGTTAGAACCTTTAAGGTCCTCCGGTACGCCACGTTCCTCCGCAAGTGCAACTGTTTCAGCATCAGCTTCAGCTCGGATGTACTTGAACATATTCATGTTAGCTACCTTAGACATCACGCCTTCCCACGCTAGTCCCTGCTTTTGTAGGTAGCCGTGGAAACCCATAGCACCTAAGCCTAAGCTGCGTTCTCGTTGTGCTGAGTACCGGGCTTTGGATAGTTCATCAGGTGCGTTATCAATGAAGAAGGTGAGGACGTTATCGAGTAATCGAATAAGGTCTCGAACCATTCTTGTTCCTTTCCACTCGTCGAACTTTTCGAGGTTGACGCTCGACAAGCAGCACACTGCTGTCCTGTCTTCTGACGTGGGCAGGTGGATTTCGTTGCAGAGGTTTGAGCCGTGGATTCTGAGACCGAGTGCTTGTTGCTCTGGACATAACTGTCGGTTAGCTTCGTCGATAAAGTTGATGTAAGGGCTTCCAGTTCTGAAGCGAGCTTCAAGTAAGCGTTGCCACAACTCACGAGCTTTGATTGTATCTCTAACATTTCCTGTAGATGGGTCGATAAGTTCCCAGTCGTTATCATTCTGTACTGCCTCCATGAATGCGTCAGTTACGTTGACTGCATTAAATAAGTTAAAACATTTGCGGTTGATGTCCCCACCCGTAGGTACTTTGAAGTTGATGAACTCCACGATGTCAGGGTGGTCGATGTCTAGGTAGGCAGCGTAGCTACCCTTCCTTGTCTTGCCTTGTTTGTAGGCAGTCATCTGACTATCGACTACCTTCATGAAAGGGATAGGACCGGGTGCCTTGTCACTGATACCACGGACTGTAGACCAATGACCTCCTACCCCACCACCCTTCACTGATAACCAAGATACTTCAGCGTTATGCTCGATAAGACTATCAAGGGTATCGTCAACAAAAGTAAGGAAGCAAGAGATAGGCAAACCTTTAGGGGATTCTCCGGGTAGCGGAGCGTTGCTAAGTACAGGGCTAGAGAACATGAACCAACGATTACTAGCATAATCATAAATGCGCTGGGCAAAGTCTTCATCTCCTTCCGAGTAGGCTACTGCTGCACGAGCTAGTGCATCTTGTGGGTCTTCCCCCGGTAAGCAGTAGTATTCTTTAAGTAAGGTTAGAGCTTGTTCAGAGAAACCCTCGTTTCGAGAATAGTCTACCTTAATCATTCTGCCTCCTTCACAAACTGGCCATTCACCATCTTACCTTTACGGTGTTTGATTTCGTTCCACGCTTGAGTAACACACTCTTGCATGTCCAAGTCCCACGCTCGTGTCTGCATAACCAGTGTCACGAAGATGTCCCCAATGGCATCACGTACCTCATCTTTGTTCTGTGAGATGATACCTTGTGCCAGCTCTTGGGTCTCTTCCATTGTCTTGTTGAACTGGGCAATCATGTCCACGTTGGGAAGGATGCCTCGCTCTACTGCCCAGCCTACAATTTTTGTTTCTAATTCTTCTAAGGTCATTACCAATTCTTCCCTTCAGTTTGTTCGAGTAGTTCAATCATTTTGTTTAAGTACCACTGTGCTTTCTTGGCATCCTGCTTTGGATTGCCTTTGTTCCACAGACGGGAACCTAGATACTTCAGCACGTTACCGTGGCAGTAGTGGATAGCGTCGTACTCACCGAGCACATCGACGATGTAGTCAATGGTCTCGATGTTACCTGCGTTGTAATGTGATGGGTTGTTAACAGGGTCATTATCATAAGCCTGTCTGCGTATAGCATCCCACTCACTTGGACTAACTGCATCAATGCTGTATTTACTTTTGTCGTAGTATTCTGAACCTGCCATTATTTATTACTCCATAAGATTACTTCTTGGTTGTTATCATCATAGTCTGTGTGACGTAGGATGCGTGCTAGTCGTGCTTGCTCGATAGCTTGCTCTTCGTTAAGACCAGCCTTAGCAAAGGCAGCTACTATCGCTTGCCACGGGTTGTCTGTATCCTTGAGGATTTTCTCTGCTGTCTTAGGACCTACCCTTGGACAGCCGGGGTAGTTATCTACCATGTCCCCTGTAAGTACCTGAGTATAGAAAGCTCGGTCAGCCTCCTCCTCGGTAATCTCTTTGATGACACCATCAATCAGATGGTAACCCGGTACACTGCGAAGGTCTTTGTCTAAGGACCAGCACACGTATTTCTCAGGGAACTTAGAGGTATATATACCTAGTACATCATCAGCCTCTAAGCCGTACATGATTAAGCCATCATAAGCATTCATCAAGTATTCCTTAGCAAAGCCAAGTAACATAGGCTTGCGAATGTCCTTACGGTTTTCTTTGTAGTAAGGGGCCACATCCTTACGGAAGTTCTTCACACTAGAGATAGCTGTTTGTACTGTAGATATACCCGACTGCTCTTTGAGCTTGTCCACGTAGTTATCAATGGATAACTTTACCTCGTCCTCAAAGGAGTGAAGGGTCCATAACCCATCACCCCAGTTTACTGGACGTTCGCAGGAAGAAGCACATTGATAGGCTATGATGTCACCATCAAGCATAAGTACTTTATCCATCGATGTCCTCCTCATCCTCAAGCATTTGTTGTATTGCAATCTGCAAACCTGTCTTAAACTCTACCCAGCTTATGTAAGCCTCTGCTAAAAGCTTGATAGCGAACGCTAAACTCACAAGGAGAAACGAACAGGTAACTATCAGTTGTAAAATAAATGTTATTTCCATTCGTTACACTCGTGTAATTGTTGCATCAGTTCTTCGACCTGTTGCTTGCCTAACTTAAACCACTCACCTCTACGCTCTTGAGCATTCTGTTGGAATAGCTCATGGGCCACTGCCTCAAGCTTACGTCTCTGTGTGGTGGTCACGTATGATACTAATTTATAGTTACGGAACGGACATGCTGTTTGATAACTACGCACCCTGTCCTCTGCATCCACTGCCATGCCAACCTTAAACCATGAAGGCCAGTGTGGGTTGTAGATAGCATACACATGGCCATCAGTAGTTGAGTCCAACTTCTTATGACTGTGTGCATCATCCCAGTTCTTGTATCGACCGGGCTTATGAAGCGGATGCTTCTTGCTGATATACTTACCAGCCACGTACATCTGTCGTGCGTTGTTCTTGTCGTGGGTAGCTTTGTTATCTTTGTAATAACGTGGCTTACCTGTCTTGGGGTTAGTGCGTGTCAGCCCAATTAGCTCCGACTGAGTACTCACTGTCGAGTGGACATCTGAAGTTGTAGTAACGTTCTGTGTCTCGCATTGCTCGTGTGATAAGTTCACCGACCTTCTCCTCTAAACCTTTTCTTACCTGTACCTGTACCTCATCGTGAACGAATGCCACTATCGTAACGTCTTCGTTAGTGTAACCCTCTGCTTGTAGGGCATCAGCTATCAATGCGTACCATCTCTTACAGATGATAGCTCCTGCTGATTGAAGTAAGGTGTTGAGTGCAGCGTGTGCGTGTCTTACTGGGATGCGTCTGCCGTCCAGACCTTTAATCCATCCACGTTCTGCTGCTTTGTTAACTGCGTCTCTAAGTTTCTTGAGTGCTGGAGTCTTCGCCAAGAATTTGTTCTTAATCTTCTTACCTTCCTTCGCACCCTTGCCAATGATTGAGCCAATCTTTGCGTCTCCTGCTCCGTATAAGAAGCCATAGATAAATGTCTTAGCGTTGCTTCGAGTGGGTAACCCTGCCGCATTTTGATTAGCAGTGTGAATGTCACCCTCTAGAACCTCCCTTCCATACGCTCCGTCATCATACAGAGCCATGTAATGGGCCAGACACCTAAGCTCCAAACCAGAAGCGTCAGCACCAAGCAGACTGTAACCATCAGGAACAGTAAACAGAGACCTACATTCCTTACCATACGGAGCACCGAGTGAAGGAACCTGAGCCATGTTAGGGTTGCTATGTGTACAGCGTGATGTGACTGCACCCATGTGATTAACCCTGCCGTGAAGTTTGCCATTGTGTTGTACCTTAAGCCACCCTTGTTTACCGGTAGCTAGTTGACCTAAGCGTTTGTTAAGCATGAGATATTCAGACAGCAAACGTGCTTCAGGTAGGTCAATACTTTCGAGAACTTTCTCGTCCACCTTCGGCTCGCCACTAGGTGTAGTCTCGGTAGGTTCCCAGCCTCGTTTCATTAACCTATCAGCAATCTGTTGACGGGATGCAGGATTGAAAGGGATGACCTTGGTCTTAGTCTTTAGCTCGACAATAGTAGGCTCAAAGGTAGACTGTAGTTCATCTTCAATCTCTTGCTTACGGTGTGCCAGTTCAGCGAACAGCTTCTCAGCACCACGCACATCGAACACAAAACCCTGCAGCTCCTGACGGAACATCTCGTATGCTATCTTATGCTCAAGGTCCAAGGCATCCTTCGAGAAGTCCTTGGCTTCGATACGTTCAAGTAACCGTAAGGTAACCATCGTATCTTGGACACAGTAGTCAAGCATCTCTTGGTTGAACACATCCCACACTTCGGCAGTGCCATCGTTGAAGTCACCCTTGAGTTCTCCCAAGCGATAGCCCCATGCCTTCAGTGAGTGTGAACCCCAAGACTTGGTAGGTAATCGTCTACTCTTACTGTCCAGCTCCATCATGTTGGGCCAGATAGTACGTGAGCAGACTAAGGTATCGAGAACGTCACCATCATACGTCCAACCCCACAGCTTCTTAAGAACTGGTAGGTCGTAGGCAATCAGGTTGTGACCTATAAGTTGGTCAGCGTTCTCCATGATAGGGATGCAATCCTTTACGGCATCACCGTGGAATGTCATCACCTCTTCGGTGTCAGCGTTACGCAGTACGCAACAGTGAACAGTCGTTACATCGTTATACAGGTTATCTGTTTCGATATCTAAGATATATCTCATTGCTCTGTCTCCGCAGTAGCTAGTAATATGAGTTCGCTTCTTCCTCCCGGATTACTAGGAACTCTTCGTATGAAGGGTAATCACCCATGTCGATTCCGTCTTCGGTCTCGATGTCGTAGAGCAGGAACAAGTACTCGATGTACTCCTTCCGTGTTCCACTTATGCGTTGGTCTGCTAAGTTCAAAACTCTATCTCCTCATCCTCGTCATCGAAGATTGTTTCGACCATCCGTCCCGTGACTTTGCTGTACTC